TATTTCAAAATTTAATAGTCTACGAGATTCTAATGTTAAAAATTTATCACTTGAAGAAATATATAAAACATTTGGTCGTGTTTTAGTATTATGTTTAAAAAATACTAAATTAAATGAAGATATAAAAAATGTAACAAATTATACAATAATTCCTATGCCAATTAATATTATTAAAAATACTTTTATTAAGAATTTTTTACATATACTTGATTATGAATTTTTAAATACTCATTTTAAAATTGATAGAAAATATTTCACAAATGTTGATCAAAAAGAACTTGTTCTTAATTTTTCTAATATGGATGAAAATACATTAGAATCATATTTAGTACAATTTGAGGGTGTTACTAAATTTAAAGATTATATACTTGCTACTTTAATAAATGATTATATGGCTTATTCTAATATTAATGAAAATGTTAAAATTAATAGAATTAATATGTTACAAACAATTAATGAAAGAACTTATTGGGCAATATTTTGTAATTGTAAACTCAATATATCTTTACAATTTATGGAAAGAGGCTTTAATTTAAATTTAACAGAACGTTTAGATAATGAAGACATTAAAGAAATAATTCTAAAAATTAATAAAAATGTGATTGAAGATGATAATTATCTGTCATATCTATATAGAAAAGAAACTTACGTAGATGCTGCATCTAATTTAAGAGAAAGAGGATATACATTATATAGAATAACAACAAATGAATTATATTCAACAATGGATATAGATACATTTAATAAATTTATGGAAGAAAATGTATTTATGAATGATAAAGAATTTTATTATTTAGTTATGAATTTATTGTCTTCAAAAGAATTATGTCATTACATTATTAATAATCCTGTAATTTTAAATAAATTAATAAAAACAGATTTTTATTCAAAATATTATTATCAATTTAAATATTTTTTATCATATGCATGGCTAACTTTTTACTTGGAAGAATCAATTAAAAAAAGAAATATTACTAAAAATGATAGATTTATTTTTGATATTAATACTGCATCTCTTTTACCTGAAACTCCTTTTAATAATGATGATATCATCAAAAGTTCAGCATATTTACCACTACTTGTATCATCACAATTATATAATTTAACTGATAATATTATGGGTGTCGGAGCAAGAATTCGTGAACAAATTAGATATGGCATTGTTGATTTTGATCTATTCAAATATAGAATGAACTTATTTGTTAGTGGTAAGTCTAGCCCTTCAAGCTTGCAATCCAGCACGAGCGATAAGTCTAGCCCTTCAGGCTTGCAATCCAGCACGAGCGATAATCCTAATATAGAATTATTTAAAAATTTAGATTGGTCTAATATATGTATTTCTGGATCAATAATGGCATGTTGTCTTCCTAATTTTAATCCATTAATGTTAAATTTTATGACAAAAGTAGATATTACAACAAAATCTGATAAATTTTTAAATTATATTAATGAATACTATCGAGATGCTGATATTGACATGTTATGTAATCTAGATGGATGTGAGTTTATCGATAAAGTACATCTAGTAGCAAATACAATTGAAAAAAATATTAGATCTAGTTTTAAACCAGAACAATTAGAATTAAATAAAGATTTATTAATTATAATTAAACCAATTAAAACAGTTGCAATAATAATTAATGCAGATTTTATTAAGAAATATTTAGTATCGCCAGATTTAACTTTTGGTGAAATTGTGACTGATATAAATAATATTAAAGTTAAAAAAGCATTATATCCATTATATATTTCTCATAAACATAATAAAAATAATGAATTTTCTACAAATCCAAGAAATATAGATATATGGACTAATAATATTTATGCTCCTGAATTTGATATTATTAGTGTAGAACAACTACATATTGTTTTTGCTAGAACTAAAAAAGATAAAAATGATGACATTAAAAAATATAATCAAGCTAATTCTAATAATTTAGAATCAGTAAATAAATCTAATGAAATCGATGAAAACGATGAAGTTGATGATTTTAAACCAAACGATACAAATAATTTTGAAAAAAGATCATTAATAGATGAATCAAATATATTATTTATAATAAATGAAAACCTTAAATTTAAAATTTCCTCTCCTTATATGCAGCACTCTATTGAATTATTTAAAATAAGATTTAATGATTTCTTTGCAACAGTCAGTACATTCCATTTACCGATTGTACGATCATATTATGATGGTAATACAGTTAAAATGACACCATCATGTATATCTGCTTGTATGACTATGATTAATATGGATTATAAATACTTTGCAGGTTCAAAAGATCCAATTGAGATTATTAATAAATATAGATGTAGAGGTTATGGTACTATTTTAAATGATAAAGAAAAAATTAGATTTTTTGAATATAATAACTTGATTGAAAAATGGAAAAATATTTATTCAATTAAATTAAATGATAGTTTATCAATTAAAAAATGTTTGGGTTTTAAACTAATAAATGATCCAATGTTTGAATTTTCAAAAAAAGTATATAATGAAAATACAAATTATAATGATATTTTACCTGAAATTACTATTACAACTGACAAATTAGTTGAAAATATTTATTCACTTAAACTTAATCATTTTACATCATTAATAAAAAATCTAAGGTGTGTTAATGATTATGGATATATTGAACCAATGCAACATTTTATAATTGATATGGGATACTTCACTGTTGATAAAAAATAAAAGTTAAAATAAATTAAATTTTTTTAAATGTTTTTAATTTATATATTGATTTATTAATTAATATATAATCATTGTTACTTTTAACAAGTATTTCAGATGTATAATAATAATAATCTTTAAAATTAATTAAAGGATCTTTTGTAATTATAAATTCATCACAGTTAATTTCAGTTACAAGATTTCCTAATGAATATTTTTCAAAAAAATCTAATTCTTTATCTCTAATACTATATTTATCAGGTTGATAAATATATAATTTATTTAGTTTTTTATTAAACTCTAATAAAAAAGATGGTTTAGTTTTTTTACCAATAAAAATATGGTTCATTATAATAATAAATTAGAAAATATTATAAATATTCTAATTATTTTCTAATTTCAATTTTTTGTTAAAATCAATTTAAAAACAAAAAATTTGATATTTATTTATTTAAATACATATAACTAATTAATAATTAAAATGATAGATTCTGATAGCCCAACTTATAGTCCAAGTTCTAATAAAATATCAAATTCTCGACTTAGAGGTCAGAGTTTTTTAGCTGAGTTTTTACCGCCAGATATGGCTATTGAACTTGAAAATAATGTTTTTAAATATTCAAAGGAATATATGAATGCAAGTGATTTAAACTCGGATCATTTTAAATCTATTTATAATACAAAAATTCATGATATTCATCATAATTTAAATCCATTAAATTCACCAACTCTTTTATCAGATATTCTTAATAAAAAAATTAATTTAAAAACAATTCCATATGTTCAACCAAATGAATTAAATCCAACTTTATGGGAACCAATTATTAAGAAAAAGGATTTTATTGAATATAAAAAAAATAATATGGCTACTTCAGATGCTTATGAATGTAGAAAATGTAAACAACGTAAATGTAAAGTATTCTTACTCCAAACAAGGTCAGCAGATGAACCAATGACTATTTTTGTACAATGTGAAAATTGTAATACATCATTTAGAATTTATAATTAAATTAACTAATAGCAATAATTTATTTTTTATATTTGGTTTAAAATAATTTTCATTTACTATTATTTTAATTTTATTTGCACAATTTTTTTTAATTTCTATAGATTCAGTTGGTATACAGTTAATAATTGATTCTATTATAGAGTTTAATATAGAGTCAATTGCTACATTTTTATTAATAGATAATTGATTTTCTAAATGATAGACTAGTGTTTCCATTAAAGGTGTTGATTTAACTGATTTAATTGATTTTATTGATTGCAAATATATATTTTCATCAGGAGTTGAATTTTTATTTTGAATTAATTTTTCTAATTTATTTAATGATGTATTAAAGTCATCAAGAGTATAACTTTTTTTATTAGAATCAGATATAATATTATATTTTGATGAAATTAAATCAATTTTGTCAGCAATTTTATTTATTTCCATATAAAATTTATAAAGATAAAATTTTTTATCTATTTAATATTTAATTAATATGAATCACTTAAATACAACTGAATTAATCACTCAAATAATATCAAACCCAACATTTGCCAATGATATTTATAATTATATTAATAATATTAAACCCAAATTAGATAATCTAACTAATAAAACAGCTATTCTTGATGAAATTTATAATAAATTAAATGAACAACCAAATGTTCAAATTACTGAATATAAAGAATTACTTAAAAAATTTAGAAATAAATATGATAAATTAAAAGAAGAGTATACTAAGAAAAATTCTACAATTGAAAGTCTTAAAACAGAATTAAATGAAATTAAAAATAGAATGAATGATTATTCTAATAAAGAAATTATAATTGATTCTCTTAAAAAAGAAATTAGTCAATTAAAATTAGTATGTACTGATAAAGATAATATTAATGGTAATCTTATTTCTCAAATAGATAATATAAAATTAAATCCTATAAAACAACAATGTACAGAATGTCCAATAAAAGATAAATTGATTTCAACTTTAGAATCAAAAGAAAAGACAACATGTGCAGAATGTTTTCTTAAAGATAAAATAATAAATAATTTAGAATCAAAAGTAGCAACAGAATCTAATACTTTAAACACATGCGAAGAATGTAATAAAAAAAATATTATTATTAAAGAAATATCAGAACAAATTAATAAACCATGTGTTAACTGTGAAGATAAAGATAAACAAATACATAAATTAACTAAACGTAATGATAAAACATGTAAAGATAAAGATGAAAATATTAAATTGCTACAAGAAGAATTAACTATTCTTGAAAAAAAATCAATTGAATCTGCCGAGGAATTAATTAGAATTATTACTTTATATAAAAAAGAAAAAGAAGAAAGAGAACCACAAAATGTTTTAGAAGAACTTTCTAAACAATTTGGTAATTTTATTACTATAACTAAACGTTAAGGATAATAAATTAATATTCTAACTTATGTTAATGATTAAAATATATTCTAATTCACTTTATTTTATTCAAGTTATTCAAGCATTAGAATTACTATTTATGCGTTATAATAAAACTGCTAATGAAAATAAACAAATAATATGGCAAGTTGTTGATAAAATTAAATTAAATTCACCTCACATATATATACTTTTTAATCCACATTCAGTTAATCCAATGCCAAAAAAATATATTATATATAATTTTGAACAACTTCAAGTCACCACAGAGGCCAATACCTTAAATTTTTCATCTGATTATTGGATTAAACTACAAAATGCAATTGAAGTTTGGGATTATTCTAAAACTAATATTGACTTTCTTAGAAAATCTTATAATATTACAAATATAAAATTTTTCCCTTTAGGATGGTCTGCTGCATTTAAAAATAATATTAGTGCACTAAAATGGAATGAAAGAAGTAATACTTTTATGTTTATAGGTTTAATGAATGAATATAGAAGAAATTTTATAAAACCATTATATTTAACAGCAAAAGAAAAAAATTGGAATATGTTTCTAAGTAATAAATGTTGGAGTCAAGAATATAATGAAATTTGTTCTATAAGTAAATTTGCATTAAATATTCATTATTATTCTGGTATAACAATTCTTGAAGTTCACAGAATTATACCTCTTGTTTTAAATAATATTTGGGTTTTATCTGAAAGATCACATGACAGTTGGTATGATGACCTGTTTACCGGAATTATAGATTGGATTGATGGTGGTATAGATGCTAGTAGTACTAATGCAAGTAAGAAAATAGAAGATATACTTTTGCTTGATGAATCATTAATTCAAGAAGAACTTAATAAAAGAAAAAGATTACTAATTGAAAAATGTGATTATTGGAAATTTTTTATTGATTCAAATATTATTGAATCAAATATAATTATATCAAACTAGATTTTATTACTTTTTTTAATTCAGATTATAATAGATTATTATAATCTTAATAGACTATTTATTTTATTTAATTATTTTTTTAGATTGATTTTTTCAAATTATTTTTTTTAAAAAGGTAAAAAAAATCTCTCTCTCTCTGGCCAATTTTTCGCAAGGTTTTTGTTAAATTTTCGCAAATTTAGGACTAGACTACTTTTT